CGAACGCTCCTGTGCCTCTGCCTACTTCACTTGCAACAGGTCCAATACCTCGTCCTATTGTCTGCCCTATGATATTCGTGCTTCTGGGAGGAGCCGGGGGCTGAACATCTACAGCCTGTGTAGGCTGTGCTGCTTGCGGTCGGGGCTGCAACGTGCCTCGTGGATCAGTTGGGCTTACGATGCCCTGCATTTGTGGTTGCACCTGCATGAACTCTTGCTCGGATTGAGCAACGAAGTCCATGAATTTGTTTGGTGCTTCTGGGTCATCCCGCTTAAGTCGAAACGCGCCACCAGTGAGATTACGAGCAACGCTGTCTATCTGGTCACGGAAGTTGTTGCCAGAAAAAGGAGGTTGTGTCATGTCGCCTCCTTAAAAGTTAAACAAGAAGCGTGCTGGTGAGCGCAAGCGAGAAGTGCCAGTGCCGATCTGTTGTGATGGTGTGCGCCTGATACGTCGCTGTAAATCAAAGTCGTTATTCAAGAAATCAGTAAACGTAATCGGCTCTTGCCCTTCAGCAACCCTACTTCCAAGTGCTCCAAAGAACTCGTTCTCAATTGACGGAAATAAGTTACTTACAAACGGACGGTTAAACTGGGTTACAGGTGATCGTTGCTGGCGTGAAAGCCTATCCAGAATGCTCTGAAAACCAATCTGGCGACCCTCTCTGGTATCCGAGAGGATGTCAAAAATGTCTAACGGCTGAACCATTTACCCAAAGATTCTCCGGTTCAAGAAGTTTGCAAACGTGCCTCTACCTGGCTCTTCTTGTGAAAGGTAATCTTGCGTAAGGTCCCATGATGACGGCAAGAACCGAGCAAGCGAACCAAAACGCTGACGACCTGCTTCACGAGCAATATTTGCGAGTTGCTCACCCTGATCAGTAGTTGCAGGATTTAGAAAACTACCAGCAAGAAGAGATGGAAGTTCATCTTGACCAAAACTCGTAAAACCCATCGCTTTATTTAGCAAGTTACGCGCCTGTTGTGCACCGCCTCTGCCAAGAAGATTTTGACCTTGCTGATTAGCAATGAAATTTGCAAACGATTTTTCGTCTTTTCCAACATCAACTCCATATTCTGAACCTGGGCTCAATACTGTTGATCCGTAAAATCGAGAAAACAGAGGTTGTTGGGCTTCACGTATTTGCGATCCAAGAAGTCCACCACCGGGACCGATATTGATTCCACGTCCTCTAAGTGCACGCAGAAAAGAAGGACCGAACTCATATTTTTCTGGGTCTGCTTCAACATCTGGTCCAGTAAACCCACCGCCACCGCCACCGCCGCCAAACGCAGGCAGCATAGGTAGTGTTCCAAACGATGTGCCTGACCCTGCATTTATGTTTGCATATTCATCGGGATTATGACTTTCAGCAATGTCAACATCGTCGTAAACAGCGATAGGGATATAATTAAGCCCAGACAATTCAACGCGATTTCGCGCATCTTGTGCACTCGAAGCCTGAATAGTTGCCCACCTTCGTGAGCCATCTGAACCCTGTACCCAAATAATGAATGATCGCATTGTGAAATCTCTATACGTTTGGCTCTAAGCCTGCTGCTTCTGCACCATTCCTTGGTGCTGTTGTGTTGAAGCCCGCATCCGGTGAAGGCTCTCGGCTCACGCCTGGTCGACCGGCTTGAGCAAATAATGCTGAGTCTATTGGTACTGTAGCAGATAGTGGGTCTGCTTGAACAGAAGCACCGTTAGGTGCGCCTTGTGGCATTCCACCGCCCATACCGCCTGCTGCTGCCTGTGTGGGGTCTTGAGCGAACTGCTGCATAAACGCTGCTCGCATGGCGATATCTTCCATCTCACGTTTTTCCAATTCACGCTGTAGTTCCTGCTCTACAAAGGCAACTACGTTCGGATCGCCAGTTCTGTGTGCAGCTTCAAGTTGCGTCAACCACATTGCAGCAGGGCTGGACATTCTTGCCTGTGCAGCAAACATGCGTGTTTTCTCGAGATCATAGTCCTGAACACGAGCAATCTTTGTTGCGGCGTACTGCTTGGACACAAGAGACATGCCTTGTGCGTCTGGGGTAGAAGCAAGTTGTGCTGCCTGCCAGAGTGCAACATCGTCGTGTGGTTGAACCTGAACAAGTTCTACGCTAAGTCGGTTGTGATTCTTGATGTCATCTGGAGCAATCGGGCGGTTGAACGGAATATCGTTGTGAGTCTTGCCGCGAACGTGAATCGTCTTGTATTTACCTGTTTCGTATTGAGCAAGCAACGCTTCAAGACAACCAAGCATGAGTGACTCAACAGCTTTGATGTACGGTGAAACAACTTCTGCGTCTGCCTGAGTGAGAATCTGGAGTGCTGCACCCGAAACAGGGGAGTTTGTTCTACCAAGTGCCGGTTCAGACAAACCAGCGTTGGCTTCATCGAGTCGAAGTTCAGCTTCAAGTTGCGCTGTGTCGGCTGTAAGTTGAGCGATTGGAACGAGATCAACATCTTCCTGGTTGTCTCGTGAAAGATTGAGTTCAGCACCAGACTCGAACGGGTCTTGGTCAAGTTCCTTGGTTCCGTCACGGCTGTAAACCTTCATGGTTCCCTGAACAGCCTTGGCAGTAAGAGCCATGCGGTAGGAAGCAAGCCGATCTACTTGTGGCTTGGTGTGCTTGAGAGCGGCAAACACGCTGTCACCTACGTCTTCCAAACCGGGAATCTCTCGAACGCCCTCAATATCGTCCTTGAGCGTGTAATTCATTACGCCGGGGTTATTGCCAATCAAACGAATAATGACAGGGAACTTTTCTGCGTGAGTGTCTGTCGGTTTTTTAGCGAACTGGTTATTAATTACAACGGCATTCAGGTACTTGCCTTCCATGCCTTTACCGTCACGTTTGGTTCCTTTCCAGTAATAGTCCACGACACGCACATTTTCATCGTTATCGTCTTCTACGTTTCGTACTGGGTCTTCGGAATCAAAAATAAAATTCGGGTATTCGTCACGAATATCTTGTTTGGAACGCTGTGTAACGATAGCTGCCCAGAGTGGTTCGCCTTTGCCCTTTTCGAAAACGATATTTCGGGGGTCAATTGGCTCAATATCCTCGATTGTGTTGCCTTTAGAGTCTTTGATAAGCAACGCACGAGAGGCGATCCATCCTCCACGAACAGTGGCAAACCACCCGTTCATTCCCTGAACAGAACCTTTCATGCCAGAGTTCAGCAGTCGTTTATCTGAGTTCTCCAACATTCCGATTGCAAGTCGTTCAGTGGCGTTGTTCTGGTCACGAAACTCCTGATTATCCGCGTCATCTTCTACACGAATAATTCGATCAGCAAAGCCTACAAGATTGGAAACTTTTCGGGCGAGAATTTTAGGAAAATTGGTGGTTACAGCATCTTTTTGCGGGATTCCTTCGATGGCAGGCGGGTTGAAGCGGACATTCTTCCAGCCCCAAGCGTACTCGTCATCCATGATTTCGGTACGCTTCAGGAAAACTTGTTCCTTGCGGTCGACCCTTTCAAGGATTTTCTGGATTTTTGCTTGATCTCGCTTAGATGCTGCCATTTAAAGTTTACCCAGTCGCCTTAGTCGTTCGGCGCGAGTTACGACTTTTATCTTGGAATCACGCCGGTACGCTTCTTTTCGCATCTGCCATGCTAACCCAACTGCCATCGGATAGTCATCATGTGTTCCGACCATTGCTTCGATACGACCGTCTTTATCTGGATTACGAATAACGGTAGAAAACTGCGATTGTCCGTTTTGTGACGGAATCGTTATCAGCCTTTCCCTAACAGCTTCGATAAGTTCTCCCCAAAGTAACGGGCGCGATCTGGAATCCGTATGCCAACCCACCCGTCCTGAAGGCTGACCGTTGGGGTTCCGTCTTTCGTAAAGACGTGGATATTTGAGGTCACGGGCTTTATCAATTGTGAGTTGTCCCCAGTCGTTGTCTTCGATTGCCCATATTGGATTTCCGTATTCTTCCAAAAGGCGAACAGATTCTTGAGCGAGATGTTCGGGAGCAAGCGTTTTAGAATCCACATCGGCAACCACGTAACCAGTTTCCACGTCAATGACAGCAGTAGTTGCATAATCTCCCCCTGTTCCGTGTGAAGTGTCCGTTCCAGCCGCATACCGCTTTCCAACAGCAGGCTTCTGGTAGATATTGACTACCCCGTTTCTTGTTTCAACAGGCTGTTTCTGGTCGTTTTGCATGGCTTCCAGAGCGTCTGTATCGAACGCAGCCATTGCTCTTGTAGGACGAAGTGCCTCTTCCTCTGTTTCCGGGTGCTCTTGCTCCATGTAGAGTTCAGGAGTCATACCCTCAGAGTGCGGGGCTTCTCTCATTACCTTGTTGTGCCACGCATCATCTCTGTCTGGAACGACGCGCCAGCCATGAAAGACCTTGTGAAATCCGTTATCAGGCGAGTTTCGATAGATTTCTTTGAAAAGTGACCCAGCAGTTTTCTTGTTAATCGTGGAAACCTGGATAAGTTGTGCGCCACGGTCAATTGTCGGCTTGATTGCCGCATAGTTCAGTTCAAGATTTTCGTGGAAGTCTGCCTCGTCCTGAATAACCAGTGTTGCAGTTTCACCACGACCAGCGTTCTCTGTGGACGGTAGCGCCGTTATCTTGGATTTCATGGAGCCAAAGGACATCAAAGTATCATTTGCTCTGGTAGTAGGAATTTTCAGGTGATACGGCAGGTTTTCGTGGACAGTCTTGCATTTACCAAGAAAAACACTGGACTCAAGCTGCCCTTGCGAAAAGATAAGAACATTCGCACCTTCGTGATACTGGGCTTTCCAAACAGCATAAGCCGCAAGAATCCACGACCAACCAATCTGACGACTCTTTAACACCGACAACAAGTTCTTTGCGTCTTCAGTTTCAGAGCCAGCCAGTAAAACAGCAGCCTCTTTGATGTGATCCCACATCTTCAACTGGATAATCCCACCAGGATTCGTGGCAGTCGGTGGATCAAGAAGCTTCACAAACTCCAAAAAAAACAAAAACGAACGCTGAACCATCGCTCGCTCAATGTCATGCGCCGTAAATGTCGGCTCTTTAATTCCCGTGGTCATCTAAAAATTCTAACAGTTCAACAATCTTAATCTTCCGATGCCAAAAATTGAGCCGCTATCACAGCATCCAAACAATCCACACAAACATAACCACCCTCTAACACATCAATAGAAAGCAAATCGTAACGCCGCCTACAAAGAACACAAGATGGTATCGCCATAACACACACAGTCTACGACATCACGTTAAAAAAAGAGCCGCCCTAGCCGAATTAGAATGGACAACCAGGACGACTCAACACCAGCGAGCGGATTGGAGGACGCTCAAACCAGTAGCCACAAGGAGGCAAGACAAAGACTACCAGATAACTAACGAAAACCGAAAATTGCGTCGGGGTTTTTTGCGGGTTCTAACCAACACAGAACACCACACATCACAAGACATACACCCCCCATCAACACACAAGTAAGGGACAGCCGTTATCGACCCACACCACCAGGCATCCACCATCGCCACCATCGCCACCATCGTCACCATCCATCCATCCATCATCACGCCAGCCAGCCAGCCAGCCAGTCAGCCAGTCAGCCAACCAGTCAGCCAACCAGTCAGCCAACCAGTCAGCCAGTCAGCCAGTCAGCCAGTCAGCCAACCAGTCAGCCAACCAGTCAGCCAGTCAGCCAGTCAGCCAGTCAGCCAACCAGTCAGCCAGTCAGCCAGTCAGCCAGTCAGCCAACCAGTCAGCCACGCTCACCACATACAGCCACACCAGCCAGCCAGACACGCCACGCAAGAACGCAAAACCACCTGGACAAATTTTTTCTCCCGCGGGCGCTCTATGGTCGAGGATTGCTCTGGCTATTTATTCAAAACTAGCGCAAATTGAGCTTCTAGCGCTTGATATCTTGCGTACGTGTACGCCATAATTCCCACATGGCAACATTGCCAAAGATTGGGGAATCTAAATGCCAACATTATTGGCGGTCAACAATGACCCAAAAACCATTAAAAGCGTAAAGCTCGGAGAGCTTACCGGGATTTTATACCTAGCTCCGGGCGCTCTATCGGGCGTGAACGTGTGTGCTTTTGCGTCAGCGGGATGTTTGAGCGCTTGCCTAAACACCGCGGGGCGTGGCGCAATGAACTACATCCAAAACGCGAGGATTAAGAAAACAAAACGATTCTTTAATGATCGCGCCGCGTTTATGGCTGACACAATCCGAGACATCGCCAGCCTAGAGCGTAAGGCGATCAAACTAGCGCTTAACGCCTCGGTACGCTTAAACGGTACAAGTGATATCAAATGGGAGAAAATACCTTGCGGTTGCCACGCTAACCTAATGGAACACTTCCCGAACGTAACTTTTTACGACTACACAAAAATCCCGATTCGATACCGTCAGAATTTACCGAGCAATTACAAGCTCACGTTTTCACTTAATGAAGAAAACGAGTCAGACGCGCGCGAAGCGCTAGGTTATGGCGTAAACGTCGCGGCAGTATGGCGAACCGCTGAACAGATTCCCGCGGAGTTTCTCGGTCATCCGGTAATTATCGGAGATGAATCAGACGCCCGGCACTTAGACCGGTCTGGCGTAGTCGTGGCGCTGTACGCCAAAGGTAGCGCCATTAAAGACACTTCCGGATTCGTACAGGATTAACCGAAACTAAATAGCGAAACTTAAGCGCCCATGTCTCATGATGTGGGTGTTTTTGCGTCTGGCAATACTCGATATTCCGCGTCGACAGTGTCAGCATCCGCGGAGAGAGCTTTCGCGCGTAGTTCTGCTAATTGGGATAGCGTGAACTCTTGTAACGGCTGTACATCGTGGTGAACGGTAGCTTCTGATACGTCAACGAACATACGAAGATGTTTACCGAGTAACTCGAACGCGCGAACGCGGTTGCTTTCATGTTCACCAGTAGTGGCAATCTCTCGTAAACCTGAGATGACGAAAGCTTGGTCTACTTTGCTAGCTTTCGTTAGTTCGCTTCGATACTGGTCTACAGCCTTGGTTACCTCAGTGTTGCTTAGTAGCTTATGACCGTTAACTTCAGCGGTTCGCGGCGTACCTACTTTGTAACCTGCTAGTCGGTAACTTTCGGTTGCGTTACCTGTTCGGGCGTACTGTTTTGCAAACTCGCGTTGGCGGTAGTTTAGTTCGCGTTTGGTAACCATGTTTGCATGTTGCCATGTATCCATTCGCTGGCGCTACGGATACGACTTGTTGAATGTCGGTTAAAAAGAAAACTTAACAAAAGAAAAAGATTTCTTTCATTTGTACCGGCGCAAGATTCGATTACCTAACTGGGTCGAATCGCCCAAGATGGACTACTTCTAGGACTCGCCATCGTGCCATATATCCACTCGAGAACTGTCCACGCCTCGACCACTAAATCCTAGCAGAATTTGAGAAAACCTGGTTTTTTAAATGCTTTCAAAGTACCCAAAACCCTTGACGCCTGGCGTACATGTACTCCATAATGTACGCACACAAATATATACGGAACGAAGTGACAGGTTGGAGGACTAAATGGATATCTACTGCACAAACTGCGCGGAACCGTGGGATGCTGGCGATCCAGACATCAACAGGCGCGAGGTCTTGAACGGCAATTGTGAAATCTGCCGTGGTGATGCCAGTAAAGCTCGCCAGTCGCTACGCACAGACGCTATGTCGATGCTAAGTGACCTGTTAGGTGATGACATCGATGGCATGGCTGCAATGATGGAAGATTACGAATACATGGGAATGCTGGACTAATCATGATCACAAAGACTGAAATGCTAGATCAACTTATTGATATACGCGACAACCTCATCGAAGAAGTATTTTCTGGCGAACCTGCGTACCTTTCTTACCGATCTGGCGCAATGCTAGACAATCTAATCGACACTCTACGGGAGGGAGCGTTAGAACAGGCGCACATCGATTCCGATGAACACGCTCGATCCTGTGATGATGAGAATTGTGACGATTGCATATAAACCACGCCTACACTCCCCCAATCGCCCCTGCCGGTTCGCCGAGCAGGGGCTTAGGGGTTAAAAGCGGAAACGATTCGGGAAGAAAAGGAACCACTGAAAATGCTAAACGTCAAACTCACAACACACGAAGGCAATGTGATCATCAGCGCACTAAGCCACGCCATCGACATTTACACGGAGCGCGGGCTGCAACCCCTTAGCGAAGACGCAAGAGCGATCATGCAGAAGGTAAGCGACGAATTGGTGAAAGCAGAGAGCAAACGCCAGAAAGAAATTGCCGAGCGCACCGCAAACAACCCTGACTAACGCACATAAACCAAACGCCCCTGCCGGTTCGCCGAGCAGGGGCTTAGGGGTTAAAAGCGGAAACGATTCCGCAGATTGGAGAATCTAATGAACAGCATGGAAAACATTCACGAAGTCGAATGGGACAATCACGACGGTTCCGCTACTCCATACAGTCTGGAACTAATCGAACGACTGAACACCAAATTCGATGCTGACTGGTGGCATTCTGGCGGTGGGATTATGGGGATCGCAATTCAACATGACGGACATTTCTTCTTCATCGGCGCGGCTGATGGAACAGAACTGGGAATGGATGTCGAGGTGATAGACGGCGAATGGGGATTTGTAGGCACCGCAGATTTCGGAACAATACAAGCCAACACGCCAGAGGTAATGGCAAACAAAATCCACGACACGATCACTAATCAAACGTGGAACAGGGATGTCCACGGTTACTGGGAGGACTAAACAATGTTACGAGTTACCGAATGTGACAGGAACGGGCAAGAGTACGGATTCGAAGTGTTCGATATCAACACGCCAGAAGAAGTAGAGGAAGCGATAGAGAACTTTGGCGACACTTACCTACTCTGGACAAATGTAGATGGTGAACGGCGATATCCCGCCAATGCCAATACAACCGAACCGGCTTGCGAATCTCCACAGTTTGAACGAACGGCAATGGGCGACTACTGCACCAAATGCCATTGGGTGAAAGAACTTCACAAGGACTAAACAATGCTAGTACACGAGATAATCACAGCACTAATGAACGAAGACCCGCACACCGAGGTTGCCATTCACACCGAGGCGCACGGGTGGGTAATTCTAGAGGGGTTCGAGTCTGCAAACGATCCTGAATCAGAGGTCGTAGTTCCCTCATTCAACGAGGCGACTGAACCGAATTTCCTCGACGTTAGATTTGACGGACACATGGCTCCCGACGCTATCACGCCAAACGATGGATGGAAGTCCGAGAACGGCGTGACATGGGTCAGCCCAGACGATGCCACCAAAGCACCGTACAACGTAGCCGAGAGGCGCGCAGAAAACCGACGGCGCAACCTTGCCATACTCAGAGAGAAAAACAATGGAGCTAAACACCAATGACTAATCAATTCACACATTCAACCCAATGGTGGGCAGAATGGAAACACCACACCGACGGATTAGAAATACCTAGCGAATGGGAAGATGTCACTTACCACAATGATGAATTACCTAGTTTTGAATTTCGGGATTTCCGAATATGGCTAAATGCTCCAGATGCAGATTGGAGATTCGCAGTAAACAAACTTGATGAAGATGGAGAAATTATCTACGACGATCCGCTAACCGATTTAATGCTAACTCACGATATCAACGAAGTTCTCGAACTAATAAACAACTAGCCACACAGGGCGAAACTGCCAAAGTTGGAGGGATAAACAAATGACAGCAACAACCTACGAAAAAATATTCGAGGGCGTATGCGGACAATGCGGAGGCGTGACCGACGGGTTCGGAGTATTCGCCACTGGCGCAAAGATCATCACTAAACATCCTGATACCGGTGAAGTGATGCACGAGTACCAGCCGATGGCAGGTGAACTGCTAAAGAACATTGCACAAGAGTGTGACAACTGCGGTTGGGATGCGTACAGCTAAAAACCTGGAAAGATTTTTATGAAAAGAGAGCACTAAACCACAACCACATACCCCAACAGCCCCAGCAGGTTCGCCTCGCTGGGGCATAGGGGTTAAGTGGGGGCGCATGGTTTCGACTGGTTCCCTAGCAATCAACCTGAGATGTAATGTCTCAACTGCTAAAAAGCCCACAGCAAATACGGCAGGGTTGACCGAGTAGAGAAACAGGACAGGGGTTCGATTCCCCTCGCCTCCACCATTTTGAAATAAGTTTTGATTGGAGAATTAGATATGCCAAAGTTTTTTGTAAGCGATATCTGGACAGCTTCACGGCTATACGAGGTTGACGCAGCGACAGAAGATGAGGCGATGCAGATCGTCGAAGATCACGCCGACTTCGATGTTGACGCTGAACAGTCGGGAGCAAACTTTCAAGAAATCCGACGCAAGCGACAACACCTTGACAGGTTCCAACAAGTGGAGAACTTCTAACCATGTGCAGAAAATGTCAGAACCCTAACCGACACTTCTTCTGGTGTCCGTTCGTTGGCTGGGGTAACAATGGAGCTAAACAAGGTGAAAATTCTTGACTTGTACTGTGGTGGTGGTGGTGCATCAATGGGGTTGCATAGAGCAGGGTTCGAGGTTGTAGGAATCGACATCAACCCACAACCGAACTACCCGTTCACGTTCATACAGGGCAATGCACTAGAAGCTGACCTGTCTGGATACGACGCAATCTGGGCATCACCACCATGCCAGATTTACACCAAAAAACCTGGAAATTGGGGGCGGGATCGTAAACATGAGCGACAGTCGCCACATTACCAAACTCATCCTGATCTTGTAGAACCAACGCGTGAATTGTTGGAAGCATCAGGGATGCCGTACATCATCGAGAACGTAGTAGGCGCACCATTAGATGCTGCACTGTTGCTATGTGGAACTATGTTCGGTCTGAACATCCTCAAGCACAGAATTTTTGAAGCGAACTTTGATTTGGGTTTTGCCCCAGCTACATGCAACCACCACAAGGACGTTTACAACCCGTGGTCTGGTAAAGGTAGGTCTGCTCAAAAGTTTCGAGAAGCACAGGGAACACCGTGGCTGCCATCTAGTGGTGGTGCAAGCCGTAAATCGGGATATACAGGCGATGTAAGCAATGCAATTCCACCTGCGTACTCAGAACATATCGGAAACATACTTCGAGAAAACATAGGAAGAAACCACAATGACTAGTAAAGATAACCTGCAACCGCTCCGAGACTTGGCTGATCAGTGGCAGCGCGACCTTCCACACATGGATAACGGTGTTGCCAACGGCACACAGGCGTGTCTAAACGAACTCACTGAAGTCTTAGACAAGATGACAGCTAACGCGTGCGACTGTACCGCTGGTGTTGACCACGTACACACAGGCTAACCCGTAATCGTTACTGTGTCGGTGTAGTTCTTTTATTAGAAAAAGAGAAAGAAAGAAAACCAAGTAAAAGAAAGAAAGAGAAAAAGTGTCGGCACGATTTGTATAGCGCAGGGGCGCGCTTCTATAGGCTCAGTGCCAACGTCCGGTTGATTCCCTAGACTCTCTCACTATCTGGCTATGTGCTCGAGGTGGCTGGTTAAATAAATAACCCCTCGCCGGTTGTGGTGCTAATCAAATAGGTGCTGCCCTGTTTGTCCACATCCCGATGAGGGGTTACGAAATACTCAGAGCAGACATTGATTAGCACTAGAAAATGTACCAAGTTGTCAGTGGGAAAGCAAAAAATTTTGTCATTGTACGCTTGACAGCCAACGTACAGGTACACGAAAATAAGTAACACGAGAAGCAAACAAGATTGGAGGACACAATGTCTACGAGTTTGCACGCAGTAGAACTAGACCCAGGTTGCCGAGTACAAGTGGGTGAACTTGCTTATGTTCACACGCATGACGGTGAACTGAGAGGTGATTTCAAAGTGACACGTATAGAAACCAGTAACGCCCAATCGTGTACTGGCATCGAGGTGTGCTTGGAAACCCCGAACCAAAAGGATTACTGGATCGACATCACCGAGGTGGAGTTCTAATGACAACTAAAGATTACAGAGAATTCGCACGCGAGTTGCTCGAGCGATCAGGGTTATCCCGTGCACGCTTTGCAACAGCAGTAGGTGTAAGTAAGAACGCAGTCGATAAGTGGCTTGCCTCAGAACATGCTGTGGCGCGCACTCCGGGTTACATGGCTCAACGACTGCTGGACAGTTACGAGAAACGACTTATCAGATTGGAGAAGCGGAATGGTAACGACAGCAGGAGTGAAGACCTGTAAGCGTAATCATCCGCTAACACCAGATAATGTCTACGTTAGAAAACGCAAAGGGAAAGGCTACAACGCAACTAAGGAATACGTGGAATGCAAGCAGTGCAGGGTCGACTGGTACGAAAGCAATAAGTACAGGGAAGAAACTGTGAACCCTAAACGAGAAATGCCTACGATAGCTGTTCCGGTGCAAGACCCAACAAAGCTGACCGAATGCCCGAAGTGCACTGCGTCATTCCCAGTTCACCTTGTAATAGAACGTGACGCATTAGACCCACATTTCTGCATTCAATGTGGCTGGAGATCAACTTCCAGAATCGTGCCGATTGGAGACAAGTGATGGAGAACTTCAAGAAACTATCAGAAGACGAGATTACTGCTCGTATCGAACGCATTGGTGGGCAAGGCTGGGTTACACCGACAGACTACAAACGGTTCAGTCGACAGGCTGTGCTAATTCTGGAAGAACTCAGCAAGTTTGCGCCGATGGGGAAGACACGCAAGCGACTCGAGAGTATCTCAGGTGCACGCAGGGTTGCTTCTCGTATCGATGAACTCAGGGACGAGTGGGATATAACAACCGAAAAGTCTTCTACTGGCGAAGCTGTTTACAGACTGATCGGTCGACGCTGGGAAGCACGCAAGAAGAAGGCTCACTGCACTACTTGCTACTGTTTCAGCAAGCCTGAGATACCCGAAGAACAAGCAACATTGTTTGACACCCCGTATACAAGTTAGAAGGATTGGACAGAAACATGGACAAGCAGATTATTGAAGCTGTCGAGCAGTATTACAACCTGCAAGACGCATTGAAGACCGTCCTTGACGAGCGCGACCGAGTGCTCGCAGTGATCTGGTCATACATGCAACACAACAATCAGGAGTTACTTACTACTCCAAAGCACACCGTCAAGATTCCCACCAAGCGACAGTACGACCCCAACAAATTCGTTGCTGCGTTTGGTGAGACTCACCCAGAACTGGTTAGTGAATGTGTGATACCCGAACACGAAGAAACCAAAGTGGTGAAAGCCAAAGTGGACGGGCGTAAGGCGTTACCGCTCTGGAAGATGGGCGATGACGTGCGAGAGAAACTCGAATCTGCACTGATTCCACAGAAACCGGAAATCAAAGTAGACCTAAACAAGATGAAAGAAATAGCACTATGACAACAATGGCTGTGATCAACATGGTCAACGTCAACCAGTTGATAGACATGGGTGATATGGAAGTTATTGTGTATTTCAATAACGGGGTTGAGAGTACCAACATAGCAAAGTATTTATTAGCAGTCGGTGAAGGCAGCATGGCTGTGAACTCGTGGCTGCGTGAACTGGCAAGTAAAGAGAAGGAAGACTAATGATTCAAGGACTAACACCATCAGGCGATCCGAAGCCAGATGGCAAGCAATACTACGAGCCTGTCGTGCTTACCGTAAGCGGTTACTCGCAGTACAACGAGAACCAAATCAGCTTCACGGAAATCGATGGTTTCTGGAGTCTGCCTAACGACTTTATGAAGGTCGGCACTAACGACAGACGACCACCACAGGGCGCAGTTGCACGGTTCAATCTGTCAAGTAAGCCAAAGACAAGCCCGAGCGCGAAACCTGGTTCTCTTTACCGAGACATTACAGGCATCTACAAAACTGCCGAAGGTGAGCAACCGATTGCCCAGCAGTCCGCGCCACCACCGCCAGCAGGTGACCCTCGTGAGCAGTGGAGTGACGCACCATCGACAGCATTATCAACGCCTGTGCTAGACACGGACGCAAAGATCAAGAAGTCTCAGGCACTCAACCTGCTGCAAGAAATCTTGACCAGTGGCGACACCGTGAACGCGCCGAAGATGATTGAAAAGATGGGCTTCGAGACAACCGAGGAAGCCATTGACGCATTCGCCTTCAACTGGAACATCCTACGTAACGGGGAAACGCCGTTCACAATCGAGGAAACCGAGTGGGAAAACCCTGCTACAGAGGTCGATGAACAAGCCCAAGCACACCTAGCAGACGTAGCCAACGAGCAACCTGCCAACGAGGATGGCTTTGGAGAAGCGGAGTCTGTGCCGTGGTAGGAACAGAAGCCGTCAATAACTCACTCGCAAAAGAAACTCTTGCAAGCCTAAAGCGTGTCGGTATACGGCTGAATGCTGATGGCTCACTGTTCAACAAGGATTACGACCAGTTGCAGCAGTGGGCTGAACAGTATCCCGATTACCCAATAGAGTGGCTGGAACACTTTGAAGACACCGTGAAGGAACAAGGTATCAACAGGTTCGACACAGCCATGAGGTATTTACATGCTTCAGCAGCACAAGATATACCAGTTGGTAAGCGACCCTCACACGTAAAGCGGGAAGGCGAGGTTACTGAGGCTGACCTCGAGCGACACTTCGCCAAGGTTGCCGAGTTACGAGCAATCGAAGGAACACGAGAATGGCAGATAGCGCAAGCCGTAGAAAACTCTGCCTAGGATTAGGCAAATTCAAAATCTCAGTTGATTTGGAATACATGCCAAAGTTCTGGGGACAATTTTGGAAAGTGCTTTTTGGAATGCCAAATTTGTATTTGTGTATGAGTAAGTGATAGAGGTTTATGACTAACTACCAACTAACACCAGAAGACCGATGCCCATGCGTGTGCGATTGCAAGCGAGGCAGCCTTGAAGGGCTGTGTAACTACTGCACAACAATGCAAGGTAGCCATGAGCAGTATCACGGCTATGACTAACCCAGCACCGAATGTAGAGTGATAGAGACTGCCGGATACACAGGAATATGGATCGCTGCCTTTCTAGGTTCAGCTTTGATGTTCATCCCCGTTGGCGCATTGGCAGCGGTATGTGTCGCAGCAACGCCAGCCGTCGGACTGAACCCGCTAATAGTCGGAGTGGTCGCAGGGTCGGCAGAGGCAGTAGGGGAGTTGACCGGATACGCTGCTGGTGTAGGCGGTAAGGGCTTGCTGGAGCGCAGCAGGTTCTACCCGAAGATCCACAGCCTGATGAGTCGCTACGCAGGGCTGGTGATATTTACAGCCAGCGTAATACCGAACCCAGTGTTCGATGTAATGGGCGTTGCTGCTGGAAGCATCAGGTATCCGGTACGAAGGTTTGTGCTGATAGTGTTTGTCGGTAAGACCATCAAGTTCACCTGGGTCGGCTTGAGTTGTTATCACGGTTTGTCGCAAATATGGAGTTAAGAGTTATGGCTAGATCAGCGGTGTGTGGCAAACAACAACACGTTTACTGTGAGGGTTACGTAATCATGCACGCTGGTAGACACGGTGATGCAAGTAAACGATATCTGGAGGATTGTGAGTGTAGTTGCCACAATGCCTAGGCTTGAGATCACTATTCACGGCAAGCCAGCAACCCAACGCCCGCGTATCAAAGCAGGTGGTCGGGGGATGTACAACATTCCAGCGGTCAAACATTGGAAAGACAATGTAAAGACAGCAGCTTTTCTGGCAAGCCGTGAACAACAGGTAGACGTACCGATACCTGCTGGTAAGCCAGTGCGTGCAGACTACAACTTCTATCTACCATGGCAGAAGAATGTGTCTAAGAAGAAGGCTGAGAGCGTCGGAGATCACACGGAGAAGCCTGACCTAAAGAACCTGCTGTCACACACCGAGGACGCTCTCTCTGAAGCGGATATATGGACTGACGACAATCAAGTGGACACAATAATTCTTCAAAAATGGAGAGTGCCACGAGGTCAAGAACGTACTGAAATAGTTATCTCGTGGTGAGAATCGATTCTATCTATTACGGAATCTATCTATTAGTTCGGATACTTTTTGGATAAGCCAGTCAGCAGCAGCGTCAGGTCTACGCCATAACCACAACCATCCACGCCAAAGTTTCCTGCACTGGCGGTCTGCTGATTTCAGCCACAAGTAGTTACCGGCATCCGTATCAGTTGCCCAGACAGTTCCAAGCCCAATCAGGTACAAGGCGTACATCGGGACGGCAACCATAATAGTCAGCGTCGGATCTAAACCTGGTGATATGAGCGCAGAGAAAAACGCTGTCAACAGAAAGCCAACTCTGTAGAAACCCTTGGCTCGCTCGTATGACAGCCAGCCTATCCTCGCAAGCATGTTCATAAACAGTGGAAGCATGAACACAATGCCGATCCACCGGAACAAGGCGAACAACAAGTCCATGTAAGCGTTGAGCGTGATTACCGGCTCAACAATATCTGCACCGAACGACAGTAAGAACCTCATGCTCACCGGCATCATCACGTAGTAAACAAAGATGTCACCAAGAGTGAACAGAGCCAGCCCTACAACAGCGTTGATGGCTATGAACCGTCGCCACCAGTTATACGGGGACAGTGGCTTGAGAAGGCTGAGTGCTCCTACAAAGATAATCGGGAACGCAGCTAACTTACCGCCAAATACAGCAAGCCCTAACGTCGCTCCGAACATGGCTGTCGGTGCAGTAACAATAGGCTTCCCGTCAAATGGAGAAAGTTTCGCTTCGGCTGGGGCGAGAAGAAAACCAAAGACTTCGTTGTGCCAGTAAAAGGTTGAAAGTGCACCAATAAAGAAAGCGGCAGTCGCTAGTAAAAGCGTCCACCGCCATCTCTGACCGACACTGTAACCTCGGTTATACCACGAGGCTGACATAGATTACGCAGTCTTTTTAGAAGACTTCTTCTCTGCGTTGGCTACGGCTCGAGCCTCGAATCGTTTGTACAGTCTGAACAGGAACGCTATGGCAATGATTGCCAACATGATTCCTGCGCCGACCATAATCATCGGATCACCAAACATATTAAAGTTCCTTTCGGCTACTGAACTTACGGAGCGCAGCCAACTTGTTTACACGACCGAAGACCTTTCGGCGGTATCCACGAATAGACATTGTTACGTTACGCATCATCCCCATCGTCCCGATCACTGTCCCTACCGCCACGAAAAAACAGCCCCTTCCAGGGTTCCCCCATTTCGAAGACCATGCCCATCGCTTTATCAGCAGTAACTGCACCGAGAAGAGCGACCAAGAAATACTTGAGCAACCAGCCTAACGGGTGCATTACTCGTTGTCCTTCTTGTCAGTTTTCTTTTCGTTGGCAATAAAACCGTCCCACCAGCCACGCAGACCGTCTTTAGTATTCACTGCGTAGTCAGCGGCGAAATCTGCTATTGCAGCCCACGTATTGACAACTTCTTTAGCTGGTTCGACCGTAGCATCAATGAATCTTTCTTTTGCTTCATCAATGTTTTCTTTGAATTCAGCAGCAACGTCTTCAGGGGACGACACTATCTCAGCAGGCTTGGCAGCCTTCTTACGAGGAGTTGCTTTCTTCTTTGCCGCTGGCTTGCGCTTTTTGGCAGGCTTCTTCTTGGCAGGAGCAGCAGTCTTTTCAACTACTTCTTCTGTATCAGGTGTCTCTGGATTGACTGTCATTTGACTTCCTTCGCCTTGACTTGTTCCAGTAAGGGGACTTGCAAGCAGGGCATCTTACCGGCTCCTTCGTAGAACGCGGAAACCATTCATGCTTGCACCTAACACACGCTTTCCGAAATAGTGCTTCCATAGTGTCCACTTATGATAACACCACTTGTCCCTGCTAGTTTTTCCTAAGATCACCACTTTACCTTGTCAGCCCAATAAGCAGCAGACATCTTGCCCTTGGCAATATTGCTAGCATGTCGGGCTTTAAAAGATTTGCGCCTAGCTTTTTGCTTGGCAGTCTTAGGGCTTTTTCCAGCACCGGACACGCCTTGCTGCCCAAAGCGAATCGTCTTTACCTTGCCACCAGACCTTGCCACAACTACGTGTGACTTCTTCGGATGGCTAGGTGTGCGCTTAGGCTTGTTGTACCCGGAGACACCAGCACGTTTTAGTCTAGGGTCTTTCTTCGCAGCCATTACTTCCGCTTAGGTTTCTTGCTGGTCTTGCGTCGCTTACGAGCAGCAGAGGCAGCTTTCATACCAGCTTTGGTGTAAGGATATTTCTTGCTTCCTACTTTAGGCATCGTATTCTCCTGTAAGAACTACTTGCTTTTTTTCTTAGCCTTCTCAGGCTCTTCTTCCCAAGCCTGAGCAATTTCCATCTCGGTAACAGTGCGACTCAACGCAGCAATCGTTGCGTCCTTGTCGGCTAACTGTACTGCCTGTGACCTGACGAGATTACGCAGGTCCTCTTCTGTTACTCGAATTTCCATACTGCCTCCTATGGCTTTGGATACTTAGCTTTCACCGCTGCAACGTGGTCTAGCCAGGTTGTCGCACCGTTTACAGAATCGTAGTACTGCATGTCGAGTTGGTCGCCGATAGACCCGTAGGCTTCTCTGCGGAACTGAGCGTAGTTAGCAGACACTCCACCGTTCTTCTGCACATCGTTCTCTTGCTGCTGGTTGAAGGAGTTCTGCGCCCACTCGTTTATCGTTTTCTCGTACTCGTCCGGTGTGAGCGTAACCGACTCCCCATCCACCATCTTGGTGAGCGTTGGGTTGTCGTTCTCGTATTGAGTTTTCCATTGATTGAGTGTTGGCATTAGCTTACCCCGTACATATGAATCTTACCTGCGTCGATGTTTCCGCTGGACATTTCAAATTTAACTCTTGTAATAGCAGCCGTAATATTGATATATCCAGCCGTATGTACTGCCATTGCGTAGTCACTACTTTGAGCGGTATTAGAAGTATTAGTGAAGTGTTTCACGTATGTTGTGCTAGATGGTGCATACAGCGTCAAAATTCCAGAAACGCTTTGGTCATTATCATTACCTATTTCTTTGGCAAGCCTAGAAAAAACACCGTTACCATCACCAGAGGTCGCTTGGTCATTACCAGTGGAATACCCTAAAAACGTGGTTGAATCAGCTTCATCGTGATACGCCTGAAAAAAAGTAGTTGTCATTGGGTGGTCGTAGTCTGAGTCGGTTCCAGTTTCTACTTGAAATTGAAACCTTACGTCATTAGTTGCAGGGTGCATATTGACATAGTGGAACTCGTAAGCGTCATACGTGCTGTCGATACCGCTGGTGAAACTCAGGCTTGAACTACTCGAAGCTGTCTGGGTGGAAAGGTAAGTCAACGCCATCAGGACACCCCAAACATCTTGATTGTGCCAGCGTCAATATTTCCGCTGTCAAACTTGAAGTCTATTTCGTCGATGGCAGAGGTGGTGTTGATATATCCAGAAGTTTTCATCGTAACCGACCAATCGCCGTGGTCAGTTCCGTTTCCTTCAGATATAAAATGCTTCACATAAGTCGTTGACGAAGGTGCGAATAACTTCAACTTACCAGATACACATTGGTCATCGTCTGACCCTGTTCCGGTTGACAGTATTCTTTGGTAAGCCGTTCCTTGTGCTTGGTCTGAGCCACTATCGTAACCGAGCGCACCGCCCGTCCCGTCCTCTTTTAGATATGCACGAAAAGCAGACGATGTGATTGTCTCGTTGAACCCGCTACCGCCACTTGCGTTTACTTGAAAGGTAAAGTTCACATTATTAGTTGCTGGGTGCATGTTCGTAAACACGAACTCGTATACGTCATAGGTCGAGTCAATCCCTGACGTAAACGATAGCGACGAAGATGATGAGGCGGTTTGTGTTGCGATGAGTGTCTTAGCCATTACGAAGTTGCCACCCCGTACATTTGGATTTCACCTGCGTCTATGTTGCCGCTAGAAAATGAAAACTGTATCGCATCAACCGCAGATGTTGTATTTACGTAGCCAGCAATGAACTGGCGGGAAGATTCGTCTCCACCGTTTGAATTTTGAGTGTCAAAGGTGAAGTGCTTCACATAGGTTGTGCTTGATGGCGCGTAGAGGGTCATCATGCCAGAAAGAGATTGGTCATTGTCGGCTCCTACATCTTCTCCCATTATCATCGGGTCAGCCGATTGCGCTGCATCGTAACCAGTTATATAAGCAAGTGCGGCAGGACTGTCATCTTCTCCGTGTAGTGCCCTAAAATACGTTGTCGTTGTAGCAACTCCGTAACTTGAGCCACCGTCTGTGCTTACTATGAACTTTGGATAAACACTATCGGTTTGCGGGTGCAGATTTACAAAGTGCCACTCGTACACATCATAGGTTGAGTCGATGCCAGAGGTGAACGACAGTGACGAACTGGAAGAAGCTGTCTGCGAACTTATGAGCGTGTGAGCGTCTGTAACACCAGTGAACTCTTCGCCGTTCAACTTGGCTAAGTCAGTATCGTTTTGCCCGTTAATCTTGGCGATACTGGCGATAGCTATGCCGTTTACTTTTAGTACGTTGTTAGCCATTAAGCATGTTCAATCGTTGTTAGGCAGGGTTGCACGAAGATTAGGTCTTCAGCAATGGAGTGACCGACAATCTGCACAACATCATCTGTGCCTGACGGAGCGGTGGTTGTCAACGCCCCTGCTGTGGTTGACACATAAACAGGTGCGCCCGCTGCACCAAAGTCTGAAAAGGAGTCGTGCCTTATTAGACCAAGCATCATTACTTCAATGTCATTATCAGCAGTTACGTTAGAAGTATTCATAGATACCCCAATGCAAGGCATGGTTGCTATTGCATCAGCGTCGCACTCCTGAACTTCGTTGTTGCCATCTATATAAACAGGGCTGAACGGAGTCACAGTAGCACCTGTCCTAAAGGTGAATATAATTCCCTGCCCATCATCGTTGTCGATGCTGTTATCCACACCTATTTGGTCTGTGAATTTGATGCTTGAGTTTTCAGGCAGGTTCAGATATTTGTGAGAAGTTAAAGTTGCGTCCTGTGCGAACGTAACTCCACCACCGTCGGCTATTGTCATAGCCAAGTCACCGTCTGTGTAATCTATGGTGGCTACTTCTAGGCTATGGCTACCGCTTACCTCTATGTCACCCGCCACGGCTAGGTTTGCACTCGTAAGAGTAAGCAAGTCTGTGTCTGAAGTGTGACCTATAGTTGTGCCGTTGATGTTGATATTGTCAATAACAGCCTGAGTTACGGCTGAATTTGTTCCTAGTGTTACTCCGTCAATAGCACCGCCATCAATATCGACAGACCCAAGAGTTCCTACTGCTGTAATAGCACTTTGTGTTGCACCCGTTACTGTCGCTGCTGTACCGCTTACGTTACCTGTGACGTTACCTGTGAGGTCGCCCGTAAATCCATCGGCAGCAGTTATACCCCCGGCACTAATGTCTGCTAGGTCGTATCCTGTTCCGCTCGTGTTGACTGTTGTTCCAGGTTCAGCTTCCAACCCGTCAAAGAATGTCCACGGGTCGCCAGTCGCACTTAAGTCTCGGAAGATACCTGCGTACTTAGCAGTGCCACCGACTCCGTATTTGCCGTAAAGACCAAAGTCTACTGCGTCTGCGCTAGTACCCTGATCTTTAGCGAGCAATATCATAGAGTCGCCAACAGCCACGGTTGTTGAGTCAACAGTTGTTGTCGTTCCGTCTACGTTTAGATTTCCAGGGTT